AGTAAGGGTCGTCCTGCTGGCAGTCCGAATAAAGCAACAGCAGCGGCGCGTGAAGCCATCGGATTATTTGTTGACGGAAATGCTCATCGTCTTGGTGAGTGGCTTGATTCGGTTGCGAATGGCGTGAAGGTTGAGGATCCAGAAACTGGCGCGGAAAAGTTCGTTGTTCCGCCCAACCCGGCGAAAGCTTTCGATATGTTCCAAAGCGTCGTCGAGTATCACATCCCGAAGCTGGCGAGGACTGAGCTTGCTGGGGACAAGGACAATCCGCTCACGGTGAAGACTGACTTGCAGGGATTCGAGACGATCATCGATGCGCTCAGGATGAGGCGGCAGGAGAAGTGAGCCTCCTCGCTGAGGTGCTCGACGACAAGGAGGCTTTGCTGGAGCAATACCAGCAACTGCACCCTGTAGCCGCTTCTATGGTGTCGTGGCAGCTTCGCTGGCTTGAGAAGGCCCATGCACACCAGATTGTTCCGCCGGGCGACTGGTGGTCGATTTGGTTGATGCTGGCGGGTCGTGGAGCGGGGAAGACTCGTGCGGCTGCTGAGACGCTGGCGTGGTGGGCGATGGAGGAGGCGGGAACGCGGTGGCTTGTTGCTGCGCCGACATCGGGTGACGTAAGGGGAACCTGTTTCGAAGGCGACTCCGGGCTTCTGAGCGTCATCCCGCCGAGCTTGATTGCGGACTACAACAAGTCGCTCCACGAGTTGACGCTGGTCAATGGGTCGTTCATTAAGGGCATCCCCGCATCGGAGCCTGAGCGGTTTCGAGGTCCCCAGTTCCACGGGGCGTGGCTTGATGAGTTGGCAGCGTGGGAGTACCTGCAGGATAGCTGGGACATGATTCAATTCGGTGTCCGGCTTGGTAAGCGGACGAGGATCATCTGCTCGACCACCCCGAAGCCGAAGCCCCTGATCATGCAGCTACTCGGACGCGAGGGCGACGATGTCGTGGTGACCAAAGCCTCGACGTACGTCAACGTCGGGAACCTTGCTCCGTCGTTCCAGAAGGCCATCCTGCAGTACGAGGGCACGAAGCTGGGCCGGCAGGAGATCCATGCGGAGATCATCGACCCGGAGGAGGGCGGCATCGTCAAGCGTGACTGGTTCCGCCTGTGGCCGAGTCGCAAGGCGTTCCCCAAGCTGGAGTTCATCCTGCAGTCCTACGACTGCGCGACATCGGACAAGACCCAGAACGATCCGACCGGCTCGATGACCTTCGGCGTATTCAAGCCCGTTGACGGTGGCATGAGCATCATGCTCCTCGATTGCTGGCAGGAGCACCTGAGGTACCCCGACCTGCGACCCAAGGTCATTGCGGAGTACGAGGTTGTGTATGGAGAGGGCCGCGACAGGAAGCTGGTGGACCTGATCCTCGTGGAGGATAAGTCAGCCGGCATCAGCCTGATCCAAGACCTGCAGCAGGCTCACCTGCCGGTCCATGCATACAACCCCGGACGGGCGGACAAGATCCAGCGCCTGAGCATTGTGGCCAACATCATCAAGGCCGGAAGAGTGTGGATTCCCGAGTCGGACAGCAATCCCGGCTTCGTCAAGGACTGGGCCGAGGGTGCTATCAGCCAGATCTGTTCGTTCCCCGAGGGCACTGCCCACGATGAGTTTGTAGACTGTATCAGTCAGGCTCTGCGATACTTACGGGATGGCGGGTGGATAAGTATTGACGCCCAGCCACGGGATGATATAGAGCCCGAAGACATCGACGACGCCGAACTTTACAACCGAACCCGAAGCCGTGAGAACCCCTACTCAGCGTAGGGAATATGATTCGGAATCGTAGTTTTTTTACAACACCCATCAAACCGGGTACTGAGCATGAGTGACAGAGATGACTACGACCGAACGATGCATAGCGATGGAGTGGCCATCCACCTCCAAAGAAACCGGTTCGAAATCAGTGTGTTACCTACTGGCGAGATCTGGGAAGCCCAAGCAATTCGGCTCCTCAGGGACTGGATCAAGTGGCGCTCAGACGAGATGCGAGAAGACGCCTTGCACAAAGCTGGGAGTGTGTCAAGCGATCGATTGCCAATACTGCCCTTGGAATAGTTGAAATGAAGAAGCCGAAGGACTACCGGAAGGCCCACGAGCAGGCGAGGATCAATGCGATCAAGACGCTGGGTCTGCATGAAAAGAACACCGCTCAGGACAGAGCCAAGGCGATGGGGTTTGACTTGGAGGGCTTTCACGGAATGCCATCCGAAATAAGAGGCGAAAGTTTTGATACAAATTCGATCGCCAAAAATGATTACGGATCAATTGGTCAAGGTGTCTATATTGATCCGAGTAAAGACGCTAGTTACGCAAATGCAATCATTAATTTGTTGGGAAATAAACAAGGGTCAAATGTATTGCCTGTAAAAATTAAAACTGGCAACATGATGAGCGCGGATGAATTGCCTCACATAAACAGCGCAGAACGATCGAAGGCGGTGACGGAAGGATTAAAAAAGCGCGGCATACATTCTGTTATGTCAAAGGTTAATGGAAAGCCGAATGAAGTGATGGTTATCAATCCGGCGCATATCCGCTCCCGCTTTGCGGCATTCGATCCCCACAGAGCCCACGAAAACGACCTATTAGCCGCGAAGGGTGGCAGCGTGAAGAAGACCATCGATGAGATGAAGGCGGCGCTGAAAAAAGCCGATGGCGGCAACGTAAAGGGTGGTCTATCAACTATTTCTGATTCAATAAGGGATGCGGTACAAGCCGCTAGTAATAGCGCGGCATCAAACGTATCTGTTCCTATTGATGTGATGTCATACGCGCTGAGGAAGGCGGGGATTCCAATTCCTCAAAATGCCGTTCTCGGATCGGATTGGATGAAGCAGCATAGATTGACGCAAGATGTGCAGTCGCCTGTTGCCAATGCGGTCGGTGAATCAATTGGCAATGTGCTTCCAATTGCCGCCGCAACCAAAGCCCCGCAGATTGCTGCTGGCTTGCTGAAGGTGGGCGAGAACGCCGCAGCACGCACGCCGATGAACACCGCGACTGGAAACCAAGCCGGTGCAATTGTTTACCACGGCTCGCCGCATAAATTTCCTGCAACTGAAAAGAACCCTTTAGGGGAATTTGACGCCAGCAAAATGGGTACGGGTGAGGGCGCGCAGGCTTATGGGGTGGGCCATTACACCGCTGAAGCACAAGCTACAGCGCAATCTTACAAGGACACATTGCGCGGCTTACGCACAAACACTCAAAGCGTGGTCAGAGATTTAATGCCAGATCGCCACTTCACAACCAAGGAACGCGCTGAGATATTTCGAGCGGCTATTGACGACGGCACGCCAGTTGATAGGGCAGCGCGGCAACTTGCGAATCGTCAAGCGTCTATTCGAGACGTACCTAATGACATATTGCTAGAGGCTGTAAAGCGGGTGCGCGAGGACGCGCAAGGCTACCTCTACAAAATTGACTTGCCCGACGACCAGATTGCCAAAATGCTGGACTGGGACAAGCCGCTGAGTGAGCAGAGCAAGGCGGTGCAAAAGGCTTTTGAGCCGTACGTCGCGCCCATCCGCCAATCTATGGCGCAGAAGGCCGGGTCTGAGTGGGGTGATCTTGCAGCGCCGCAAGCATACGACCCAACGGGTAAAGAGTTGCTTGGACTCTTGCGGCAGGGCCGCGACAACATGACGGCAAGCAGCGTCTTGTCGGGCGGCGTTGGGCCGGAGGTGTCAGCGGCGCTTCGAGCACAAGGCATCCCCGGCATCCGCTACCTAGACGGCGGCTCACGCGGCGCGGGGTCTGGCAGCAGCAACTTCGTCGTCTTTCCCGGTAATGAACATATGCTTAAAATTATTGGCCGTGAAAAAGCAGGCGGTACTATTCATGCCGCAGATGGCGGATCAATTCAAGGAAAAGCAATGCCCACAATCGCCCAGATGAAGATGGCGCTATCTCGTGCCCCTGACCTACGGAACATGGGAGTCAATCAGGCGATCGGAAGCCGTGCTTACTCGAACCCGGATCCGAAGGACAACGGACTGCCTCCGGTTGGTGGTGTGTCTGACCAGAACGGTCTTCCTGTAGGGGGTGTAGATACCGACTCGACGGTACCGGGTCAGCAGATGACGCCGCAGGCACCTAATCAGCCCACACAGCCCTTCCCGCCGGCCCAAGGGGGTATGCAGCCTCCCATGACTGTGGGGATCCAGCAGCAGCCTCCCCAAATGGGAAATATGCTCTCGATGACGCCACAGGGCCAGACGTTGGATGCACTGGCTCCTGCGGGTATGCCGGAAAAGGCTGAGGGTGGATCGATGCCGGTCTACACGCACCATGTAGTTGACCCGCAAGACAACCATCGGATCATGGGCAAGTATCAGTCTGCCAGTACGGCTCGTAAGGCGCGTGACCGGTTGGACAACCAGTACGGAGCCTACCGGTATAAGGTCACGATGATCCCGCAGGCCAAGGAGGCGGTGCGGGAGGTTTTGAAAAAAGGCGGTCAGGTGAACAAAGACATGATGAAGCTTGAACTGTCAAAGAAAAAGGTTAAGTGATGGGTGACGATATCAACATCGACGAACTAGAAGACGGCTCCGCTCTGGTTGATATGCCGGAGTTGGAGACCGAAGAACAGGAGGATGGTTCGGCGATCGTCAACATTGAGAACGGTCCTGAATTCAATCCTGAGTTCTACGACAACCTTGCCGACTCGATCAGTGACAAAGAGTTGTCGGAGTTGACGTTCACTTACATCGACCTTCTGGAGAGTGACAAGAAGGCGAGGGATGCACGCGACAAGCAGTACGAGGAAGGAATCAAACGCACTGGCATGGGCAATGATGCGCCCGGTGGTGCGTCGTTCATGGGTGCATCGAAGGTCGTCCACCCGGCTATGGCCGAGGGGTGTGTGGACTTTGCTGCGCGTGCCATCAAGGAGTTGTTCCCGCCTGATGGACCGGTGAAGTCAAAGATCATTGGAAAGCAGAACGACATCAAGGCGGCGGTGGCCGAGAGGAAGGTCAGCTTTTTGAACTGGCAGATCACGGAGCAGATTGAGGAGTTCCGTGATGAGCAAGAGGTGCTGCTGACTCAGCTTCCGCTGGGTGGCTCGCAATACTTCAAGATATGGTTCGATGAGGAGAAGAAGCGTCCGTGCGTGGAATTCTTACCGATTGATCGGGTAATTCTTCCCTTTGCGGCGACGAACTTCTACACCGCTCAGAGGGCTGCTGAGGTCCACGAGATCACGACGCACGAGTTCGAAGCCCGGATCAAGTCTGGGATGTACCGAGACATTGACTTCATCAAGCCGACCCAGTCTCTTGATGAGAACAAGGTCCAGAAGGCGAACAACAAGATTGAGGGAAAGTCGAACGAAGACAACGAGGATGGTCTTCGGAAGGTCTATCACATCTACACCTACTTGAGTCTTGAGGACGACAAGAAGACGAAGGGTGAGAAGGCTCCTTACATCCTGATGATCGATGAGTTGGAAAACAAGGTTGTCGGTCTGTATCGGAACTGGGAGGAGGCTGACAAGACCCGGACAAAGTTGGACTGGGTTGTCGAGTTCAAGTTCATTCCTTGGCGTGGTGCGTATGCGATCGGCCTTCCGCAGTTGATTGGAGGGCTCTCAGCGGCCCTTACAGGCGCTCTGAGGGCTTTGCTGGATTCAGCACACATCAACAACGCTGCGACGATGCTTAAGCTCAAGGGAGCGAAGATCTCCGGGCAGAGTCAGTCGGTTGATGTGACGCAGATTGTCGAGATAGAGGGTGCTCCGGGAGTGCAGGACATCCGGCAGATTGCAATGCCGATGCCGTTCAATCCGCCCAGTCAAGTTCTGTTCGAGCTTCTGGGCTTCTTGGACAAGGCTACAAGCTCGGTGGTGACCACGGCTGAGGAGAAGATTGCTGACATCTCGGCGAACGCTCCTGTGGGCACTACGCAGGCTCTGATCGAGCAGGGAAGTCAGGTCTACGCCTCGATTCACGCGAGGCTGCATCAGTCTCAAGCGCGGGTCTTGAAGATCCTGTGTCGTCTGAACCGGTGGCACTTTGACGATATGCAGAAGACGGAGGTCGTCTCGGACCTTGAGGTCACGCGAGATGACTTCGCCCGGAATACAGATGTGGTGCCTGTATCGGATCCGCACATCTTCTCCGAGACACAACGGATGGCGCAGAACCAAGCTGTTCTGCAGTTGTCAAAGGACTTCCCGGACAAGTTCAACACGGAGAAGGTTCTGGAGCGGGTGCTCAAGCAGATGAAGGTGCCCAACCTGAATGAGATCTTGAAAGATGCGCCGGCACCGGAACAGCGGACATCTGCGGATGAGAATGCCGCGATGCTGGTGGGTCAGGCAGCGTATGCGTATATACAACAGGATCACATCGCCCACATTCAGGATCACGTTCAGTTCGCCATGAACCCGTTCTTGGGCCAGTCGCCCTTTGCGGATCCGGGCTATCTGAACAACCTGATCGAGCACCTAAAGCAGCACATGACGCTGTGGTACCTCAATAGGTCGAATGGGTACGTCCAGAAGTCCACTGGCAAGCTTCTGAAGAACTACGACGATCCCACCTACACGCCTGACATCGACAAGCTCTACACGGTCGTTGGGGCTCATGTGATGATGGACACGAGCGAGGTGATGGGCCAGTTTATGGAGGCGTTCCAGCACCTGATTCAGATGGCTCAAGCCAAGAAGGGCGAACCGGTCCTGCCGCCGGATGCACAGGTTGTCAAGGACACCAGCATGGCCGAGACCCAACGCAAGACTGCAGCGGATCAAGCCAAGGCGCAGAACGATCAGGCCAAGCTCATTGCCGGCACTCAGAAAGCGCAGATGGACAACCAAACCAAGATTGCAATCAAAAATGCAGAATTGACGCATCAGACAATCCAACAGATGGCTGAGGCTCAACAACCGCAGGAACTTCCTGCACAACCGCCAGAAGGAGAACCAAATGGCAACCTCGGATAAGGAACAAATGGGTGACACGGTCAAGCAGCACAAACGTCTTGCGATGGGCGTGAAACTTGATGGCACCACCATGAAAACGAAAGATTCAGGTGGTGGCAAAAAAACTTCTGGTCTTGCGAGCCTCAAGAAGAAGAAATGATTGATCAGTTAATTTACCTGATCAAGGCACGACAAACAGAGATTCAAGTGTCATTGGCAAATGGCACCCCTTTCAACTGGGAGTCGTATCAAAGAATGGTTGGTCAACACCAAGGCTTTCAAGGAGTTTTGGATATGATCGACAATATGTTAGAAGAAGATCGCAACACTGATTAACCATGCACTGAAAAGTGCGCTAATGCGACTGAGATATGTCGTGAGGAATAAAAATGAGCGAGAAAGACAAGATTGCTGTTGTTCTGGGCAATGAGGGAGTTTCTGATCCGGTGGAATTGGCTTGGGCATTCCCCGAAGTCAAGCCGGGTCAGAGTCCTTTCGGCGGTCGGGTGATCATCCAACTGCGCCGGATCAAGAAAACGGCGGGCCGGATAATCATCGTCGATGAGACGAAAGAGGCTGAGAAGTGGAACAACATGATCGGACGGGTTGTGGCTGTTGGTCCGTTGGCATTCAAGAACCGAGACACCATGCAGGCGTGGGCTGAAGGCTCATGGGCTGAGGTTGGTGACTATGTGCGCGTCCCGAGGTGGGGTGGCGATCGTTGGGAGCGGATTGTTCCCGGTGAGGATGGGAAGGAACCCGTCCTGTTCATGACTTGCAACGACCACGAACTGATTGCGCGAGTCACTGATGACCCGCTGTCGTTCAAAGCCTACGTCTGAGGGGTAAAAAATGGCTGATTCAAACGAGAATGAAGAGAAATTCGACGCTGTTGAGGTCGATGATGGCTCCGCAGTGGTCGAAATCGACGCAAAACTGCTAGAAAGTGACGATCCTGACGAGCAAAACGGCTTCGAACGGGCAAAAGAGGGCGGTTCTGTTGGGGATACGGCTGATAGCGACCATCCTGACGACGACGATGAGGTCCGGGCGGCAAAACGGAACCGTCGGCGTGCCAAGAAAGACCTAATTCGCAAGACGAATCAGGAAAAAGACGTTCGTCTTCAGCAACTGCAGCGTGAAAACGAGCAGTTCAAGCAGCGCCTGAACCAACTGGAGCGCAGTACCAAGACCGAAGGGCTGATGCGCGTCGATAAGGCGCTTGAGGATGCTCAGGTCGAGCTTGAGTACGCCAAACTGAAGATTGCTGAGGCTACTCAGAACCAAGACGGCCCCGGAATGGTTCAGGCCCAGACCGATCTGCAGGAAGCCAACGACAAGATCCGTCAATTGGCCTACCAGCGCCGGCAGGCTGATCAGGAACTTCGTCAGGAGCCCCAGACTGAGCGAAATCAGGGTGCTGATCCGACTGTTGTGCGTCAAGCCAAGCAGTGGATGCAGAAAAACCCGTGGTATGACCCGGAGGCTTCAGACCCCGATAGTCGAATTGCCAAACGGGTTGATGAGATTATGGGAACTCAGGGTTGGGATCCGGCAGATCCTGATTATTGGGATGAATTAGATAGTCGGTTGCAAAAAGAAATCCCGCACCGTTACAATAAGGACAATGACGAAGATTCCAGAGTCAGACGCCCGAGGAATGTTGTGGCCAGTTCAGGAAGGGAAGCATCTGCCGCCTTTGGGGGATCTAATCGGTCCCAATTCGTTCTTTCGCCTGATAGGGTGAGAGCAATGAAAGAGGCCGGCGCATGGGATAACCCTGAGCGGAAGGCACGGATGATTAAGCAATTCATTGCTTACGATAAAACCACCCGAAACAACTGAACTAGGACGTTAAATAATGGAATCCAGACTCAAGAAATCTTTGAATGCAAATGGCCGCGAAGACCGTTCAAACGGGGAAGCCAGCCACCGCGCACCAGAAGAGAAGTTCATTTCGTCGCAGGAACGTACCCGTATGTGGAGCGAGGAATGGACGCAATCAGCATTGCCCAAACTGCCCGGTATGGATGGGTGGCACCTTTGCTGGCTTTCAACAACCAACAGCTACGACACCATTGATCGGCGGATTCGCCTTGGCTACGTTCCCGTTAAGTCGGAAGAGTTGCCCGGATACGAAGACTACCGAGTCAAGGATGGCGAGCGCGTTGGGTACATTTCGTGCAATGAGATGTTGCTCTTCAAGCTGCCAATGGACATCTACCAAGAGGTCATGACCCAGTTCCATCACGATATGCCTCTTGATGAAGCTGAAAAGGTCCGTGTCCAGATGGAGAATCTCCAAGGTCAGCGAGATAGCAACGGAAAACGTCTTGTACAAGTTGAGGGCGAAGGTATGGGTGATCTTGATCGGCAACCAACCAAATTGCCCGTATTTTCGGGCTAACTTTAGGAGTTCATTATGTCTGCAACTAATGCTCCGTTTGG